AACACAGACGATGAAGAGCGGGGTTCTGACGTCGGCAGGCGTCGGCGTCCTGGATTTTTTCGACGCGCTGCGGGTCGTGCGCTTCGTAGTGTTTCTCGTGCCGCCGACCGTGCTCGGGTTCGAGGCCGTGGCCGCCGCTGACAGGAGGCCCTAGATGCTGGTTTCTATTGACGAACTTCGTCGATACATGGACATTACCTTTAGTTCGCGTCAAGAAGATGCCGCCACATATGTCCTAGAGGGTCTCCAAAGCGAACTTGAGGCCTATATTCGCCGGCCCATCGAGATTCATGAATATACGGAAACTCACGTTATTCAGGCGTCCTCCGTTGGCATGCCGACTGCATCGTTCTTTTACGATCAAAGCCTCGACACAACCCTGAATACTGGCATTTCAATCACCCAGCCCCCGGTTGGCGTATACCTTAGAAATACGCCAGTCGTTACGGTCACCGACGTAACCATCACAAACACGACTGGAAACGTATTGGCCCAGGTTGAAGGCATCGACTATGTAGTTCAGCGCTATGGCATTGACTGCTACAGGGGCTACCCCAATGATGTTGTCACGGTTACCTATGAAGGTGGGCTTGATGGTGACCAAATCAAGATGTTCCGACTGATGATCCTTCGGGCCGCATCTCGAGAAATGCAAAACATGCATGACGATGTTGTCGGCATCAAGGACCTTAACTCCAGAAACGTCGCCCCACTACAGACCGGATTTTTGGACAGCGAGTTGTTGGCGCTAAAGCGCTACCGACGCAAACAGATTGCCGGCTGATGTATTCCAAAGTCAATGTCCGCGTATACGGCGAGAAGCAGGCTATTGTTCGTCTTGAGGGGATTAAGCAGCGTCTTGAAAACCAGCAGGTTCCCCTGCGTCAGGCTCGCGCTATGCTTGCCGCAGCCAATGCCAAGAACTTCTCCAGCAATGGCCTTCCAGTCGGTGGCTGGGCGCCACTTGATGCCGAGTACGGGGCATGGAAATCTAGGCGTTACCCTGGGGCTCCACCAATGGTTGCTAACGGTAAGTTGTTCCGTAGCCTCATTGCCCTGGATGGTGGGAGCATGAACATCGTCAGCCCCAAAAGTGCCACCTATGGCACCGATGTCGAATATGCCAAGTTCCACCAGTACGGAACTAGGAAGATGCCTAAGCGCAAAATTGTGTTTGAGCCTGTTGGGTTCGCCGCCGAACTAGGCCAGATCATGGCTAAGTGGACCGCTAGGGGTATCTGATCATGCAGGGCGCACACAACGCAAAATTATTTGTCACTAATTATCTGAAGGCAGACTTCAAGCGGCGTCTTGACGATTACCGCTTCGCACGTCGTGCTGAGGGTGAATGGTTTGTTGATGATGGGGCGCTTCCAGAGCCGGTCAAGTACCTCAACTATGAGCCCCTGGCCCTGGATGAGTTCCCGACAATTATTACAGTCGCTATTTCGACAACTAGTTTTCTGCGCGATGACTATACCGGCGCCATGGACCCGTTGTACCAGGTTACGTACAATATGAGGACATATGTATGGGTGCGCGCTGAGGGGAACGAAGCAGCGACCCTCATGCGTGACCGACTATCCACGGTCCTGCGATCAGCCCTACTTGACTACCCATGCCTGCGGGCCAACAAGCCCGAGTACTACCTGGAAGTGATGATTGACGAGGGCACGATGCGGGAAGAGTTCTCGGACCTTACTCTCCTCAAGGGCGAACGGGCATTGGCCGGTTCATTCATTTCTTATGACCTTACAGTTATGGAGCGAATTACCAGACTGCCCATCGGCACCATGGACGAGTTTGAGATCGAACTTGAAAAAGCCGCCCTTAACGAGCCTTTGCCTGACTGACGATACTTGCACCGCTAAATCAGGCTGTGTTGTAGCATTGATACGAACAGCAAGCAGGCATAGTGCGAATTTCGGTAGACATTATCTGGCGAAAAACAAAAAGCGCTATACTGACTTACAGTTCTGATCTTGGTCGCGGAATACGGAAGGACATCGAATGCCCGGCGTAGTAGTCACAACAGCGGTACGTACTGGCCCCACAGTGGCCAACGTAGCCCCTTCAGCCACTTTCTTCATTGCCGGTCAGTCCGAGCGTGGACCGTCCGATGAGGCGATTCTCGTTACAAGTCTTGCCGACTACGAGGACTACTTTGGTGGGTACGTTTCGTACGGCCACACTCACCAGCAGGTGCAGGCCTTCTTCGAGGAGGGCGGCGCTCGCTGCTACGTGAGCCGCGTTGTTGGAGCCTCGCTCGGCGCCGGCTACGCCGCCACCACCTCGACTGGCACAATCACCCTCGACAACTCCGGCGGCCTGGATGCTGTCACCCTGAACGCCAAGGGCCCGGGCGCTTGGTCGGCAAACCTCGATGTGAGCGTTGCTGCCCTCGGCTCTGGCTTTGTCATCAAGTTGTTCCTCGATGACGAGCAGGTCTACTCGACTGGCGAAGTTGCCAATGCCCAGGCTGCGGTCAACAAGATCAACAGCAGCGCTGTTGCGGATCGCTATGTTGAGGCGGTTCTTCCAAGCGGTGCCGCTGATCGCGTTCCCGCCACGATCGCCGCTACCGCATTTTCAGCAGGCAGTGACAACCGTGCCCAAATCGTTCTCGCCAACTACGAGGCTGCACTTGCCAACTTCACCGATGACCTCGGTGCTGGTGCGGTAGCCATCCCCGGCGCGACCGAGGATGCAGGCATGGACGTGACTAACCTTCACCAGGCAATCATCGATCACGCCGACACCAACCACCGCGTTGCTCTGTTGTCGTTTGCCTCTGGCGATTCGTCTGACGACGCGATCAGTGCTATGGCTGACTATGGCGACTACGCCGGCTCAGAGCATGCGGCCTTCTACTGGCCCTGGGTGACCGCCAACCGCGCAGTTAACACTCCAGTGACCCTGTCGCCAGAGGGCTATGTCGCGGCCAAGCGTTCGGTGGCCTTTAACGCCACTGGCCCATGGTCTCCCTACGCTGGTCTCGCTTCGGAAGCCAAGTTCCTCACCGGCCTGGCTTCGATCGTCAGCAAGACCCTTGGCGACAGCCTTGACGAGTCTCGCGTCAATGCCCTCCGGATCATCAATGGCCGGGTCCGGGCGTACGGCGCTCGCTCGGCTTCGTCTGACGAGGACAACTTCCGCTACATCACTGCCCAGGAAATGCTGAACTACATCGTTGTTCAGTCGCAGAACACCCTGGAAGACCTGGTGTTCTCCACCATCGACGGTCGTGGTGCGCTGTTCGGCCAGGTGGATGCCCGCCTGCGAGCCGTTCTCGAACCACTGCGTCTCGCTGGTGGCCTGTACGAGGCGTTCGATGTTCTCGGAAGCCGCATCGACTACGGCTACACCGTCGTCGTGAACGACGCAATCAACCCTGTCAGCCAGTTGGCTGGAGGCCTTATCAAGGCCAAGGTTGGCGTTCGCGTGTCCAGCATTGGTGACCAGATTGAAGTTGAAGTCACCAAGTCCAACCTAACAGCATCAGTAGTCTGATAAGGAGTTACCGTGTCAAAACTAGCGCAGAGGCAAATTCTGGCGAAGATTGTGCCTTCGGACAACATGACCCAGGAAAAGGGTCCCAACGTCGACGGCTACTTCGCACAGGTCTCTGGTGGAGAAATCACTGCTTCCGTGGAAAAAATCTACGTGGGTGGCGAGACATTCCCAGAGGTGTTGTGCGCGCCGGCTGAAGTCGGTGACATCACCCTGACCAAGCACTTCGACACTACTGACGTAGCCTCGGGAGCCTTCCTCCCCAAACTGCGCCAACTGGTTGGCCGCGTGTACTATGACATCACGGTCTATACCCTGGACTGTGATCTCAAGGTTCCCGGCTCGGACCGCGTGTACCCCAAGTGCTTGCTCGTCGGTTTGAGCGAGCCAGACGGTGACTCGTCGTCTGGCGCCCCCGCTGTATTCGCGCTGACCTTCAGCGTGTCCAGCGTCGCGGCCCCTCGCTGATCTGAGTTTCCCGCCGTCGTTACGGTGACGGCGGCGGGAACATAATTTTACCGTATTCTGCAACTTACCTATTCCTACTATGCTAAGGTCCCTGATTATGGCTGAATCATTCCAACTCGATGAGTCCACCCCTGCAGCGAAAACCGCCAAGCAGGCTGACGTAACCCCATCTGTGCTCGACCAGTTGAAGGCAGTAGTCTCCAAGAAGGTTGAGCGCCAGGTCATCTACATCGAGGTGCCGGAGCGACCGGGCGTACTCCTCAAGGTGAGCCCGAATATCACTCAGCACCAGATGAAGGCCTGGCGGCGCAACGCCGGCGAGGAGACCAAGAACGGTCTTGATCCGCTTAAGTTCGCCTGCTCCGTAATTGGTCATTGCACCATCGGCTTTGAGATCAATGGTGAAGAGGTTGCTGACTCGGATGGCACCGTCCTGACCTTTGCGTCGCCGGAAATCATGGAAATGACGGAGACAACCCGCCCCCTCCCCGACTGCGTCCGCGCCTTTTTCGGCATCGACCCGCACGTCGAGGCTGCCGCTGTAGCGATCATGGAGGCGTCCGGTTACGGCGATACGGTTGAAACCGTAAACCCTACGAAGACGTCCTCGACGAACTAGTTGAGGACCCGCGGATAAAGACCGCGGCCCGTCTCGGGGAATTATTCGGGACTGATCCAATTCGCATTTTGGACTCCTCCGATGAGGAGTGGTTTGTGCGTATGGCCTGCGCCAAAGTCATTGAGGCGGATCGGCTAGAGCAGCAGAAACAAATGGACAGAATGCGCTAAAATAGGGCATCCCTAGCGCTGCTACTTACATAGGTTGATCATGGCCGACGAACGTGTTGTCGTAAAAATTGATGTCGACATCTCGGGCGTTCAAAACATCACACGCTTGCAGAAGCAGTTGGCTTCGATGAACCGAATGAACGACCGGTTCATGAAGCGCCAATCACTCATAAATGAGCGCTTCAGCGCTATTAAAAATCGCACCGACCTTGTTAGCCGCACATTTGTAAGGATGCGCTCAATTGTTGGAACAATGATTGGGATTTTTGCCAAGTTCAATGCGATACTGACTGTTGTTGCCACAGCAGCGTTGCCTTTGCTGAATGCCACCTTTGCCACTGGTCGGCTCCTGGCAAAGGCGTATCACGGAGCCCTGCAATTAGTGGCTGCCGGCGTTGCCGCAGTTGGCGCGGCAGCAGCGGTAGCGCTCGCTGGATTCCGTGAATACAGCGCAGCCATGCAGTCGTTCAACTACACGACGAATAATAACTTCCTTGGTGCAACACAGAACGCTTCGGCAAGCCTGCGAGGCCTCCAGCGCGATGCCGAACTGGCAGTGTTTGGGCTTACTGGACTAAATGATGCGTTCGTACAAGTAAACCAGAGCAGCCGTTTCACTGGGCAGTCGCAGAACATGCTTCGCCAATTGGCAGACTTTGCCGCTGCTGGCGGAGACCCGGCCAAGAATATTGCCGCTGCTGGCGCATTTATTGGCCTGTTGCAAAAAGAAGGCAAACTTACCCAGAACGTCCTGGCCGCTGGTCAGAAGATCGGTCCCCAATTTGCCAAAGCCCTTGATGAAGCCAAGAAGCGCGGCATGTCTTCAGTTGCCGACTTCCAGAAGTTGCTGTCGAGCGGAGAACTCGCTGCCTTCGGCGGAGTAACCGGGCAGGCGGGCCGCGTACGCCAGACGCTGTTCGGCCAACTCAAGGGCTATATGAGCCAATTCTTCACCATGGGTGCAGATATCGGTGACAGCCTGTTGGGGCCAACCAAATCGGCACTTGACCAAGTTGCGCAATCACTCATGGGTGTTCTTCGGCGCGTTGGTCCATCTATTGCTTCTTTCGGCAGGGGCCCATTCCTTGAAGGTTTCGTTGGCATGTTCCTCAAGTTGGAAGAAATTCTCATCAAGTTATTCCGCGAGTATCTTCCCAGGTCGGAGGGAATGGTTGGCCGGTTCGTTTCGTTTTGGAAAGAACTTGTCTATGTATTTGAAGACATTGTTGATCGCCTGCGGCCATACACCGAAATCGGCCGTGCAATCATGGACATTTTCGGGCCGGCGTTCACGCAAATCTTCGAGCGGTTCGGGGCAAAGTATCAAGATATTGGCGTACTAATTGAAGACAACCGAGAGCAATTCGACAGATTCGGAAGCAATCTTGAGCGCTTCGTCAACCTGTTCTTTGACTTTGCAAAAGTGCTTGAGGAAAGTTTTGTTAAGGCTTTGCCAGTCATCAATGCGCTTGCTGAAGCATTTATGACAATTGCAGAAATGGTACTGGCAATTGTTGGTGGCATCGGACAGATGGGCTCAATGGGGGGAATGGCCGCCCTTGGCTTGATGTTTGGTGGGAAAGCAATGCTGGGCAGCAAGAGGGGCCCTGGCGGCCGGCGAACCCGGGGCAGAGCGGGCCGCGGCATGATGCGTGGGGCCCGTACCATGGGTGGAGCGATTAACAGCGCTCTAGGTCCCTTCGGGGTCCTGGGCGGTGGATTTATGCCGGGAATGAATAGTTACGGTTCCGGCATCGGACTAGCAAACACAACAGCCTTCGCTGGCCGTGGAGCCTACAACGCTGGTATTTTTACTAGGAATCTCGCTAGCCGCGCTAGCGTTGGGGCAAGAAACTTTGTTCAGGACCGTATTGCTGCTAGGGAACTTAGGCGGCTTGGATTTTCTCCCATGGAAGCAAGAGAAATGAATGGCGGTCTTCTGCCTGGCGGTGGAACTGCAACATACACTCCAAAGCAATACAAGAAAATGTTCCCATTCAATAGGTTTGGGACGAGTGCAATTAGTGGGCCGCAGGCTCCGCCGTCGCACCTGATGAACTTCCAGCAGTATTCCGATGCAATCACCAAGGGGACCACACGACAGAGTTATCGGGCGTATCGTGCTGGAACAATTGGTAAAGCCGGGATGGGTATAGGCGCTTCGCTGAAGGGGGCGTTGCGCAGCAGTGCTCGTCAGGGTCGATTTACTCGTGGCTACGCTCCGACCGGACTGGGCGCCGGCTTGGCATCCATGATGGGCAGCGCCGCCCTCATGAACAACTTTCAGTTTGCCGATACCGGATTGGGAAGTGCGGGCAACACGATCGGATCAATGGGATCGATGGTTGCCATGTTTAATCCCATGGCCGGTCTTGGGCTGACGCTCGCTGGCGGTGCTCTTGGCGCAAAGACTCCTGGCGGTGGAGCGCTCGCCGGAGCCGGAGCCGGTGCCGCATTCGGAAGTATGGTGGGTGGCCCTGTTGGCGCCGCCGTAGGCGCGGTTATTGGTGCGGCTATTGGCGGAGTAACTGGAGCGATCAACCGCTTCAAGGGCGAAGAAAAGAAACTGAAACAGGACGCTCAAAAGGTCGGCCTTGAGGTGATGGGCGCTGTTGCGCGATCATTCATTGGCACAGGAGACTTTTCGCAGGTTTCTGATATTGCCGGCAAACTTGGCAAGCGAGCCGACTATATTCGCGGCCTTGGTCTTGAGGGCATGGACCGTGATGCCCGCAAGGCCGAAGTGGCACGACTGCGCGCCGAAGGCAAAATTACAAGAGAAGAGGCAGACACACTAAACGCTGGCGTCACAAAATATGTTGATGGCCTAGACCTGCAGCAAGAAAAAATTCTTGAGGTAACAGAAATTATCGAAAGGGGCTTCAATGACAAAATGGATGTCCTTAAGTCGATGACAGGTAAGTCCACGGAAGAACTTCTGGCCCTGGCAAATACTATGGGCGTTGACCTATATGAAGCAACAGAGTCAGTGCATAGTGCCGTTGTAGCACTAGGCCTCGCCTCAATGCGCACAGCCGAAGAAATTATTGGTTCAGTTCGCGATATTCAGATCGAAGCGCTCGATCCCCTGCGCAAGCAACTTGAAAGGGGAGACCTGTCTGACCAGTTGAGCCAAATTGAAATTGCCTTCAGGGACCTGGGAAGTACTGCAACTGCCAATGACGTAAATCAACTGCTTCTTGACTATGTAGATGTTCTTAATGTGATGAACCCCGATTCCCCATTGACAAATCTGCTTCATGCGCGAGACCTGATCAACAGAGGGATTGCCCCGGGCGGCTTTCTGGAAGGTCAGGCCGACATTATTAGAGCGTCTGGTGTCCAGCGAACCCAAGATACGGCTATTGAAACCACCCGCACCAATGCTATTCCGAGTATCGCCAGAGACATTGTTGCTGGACTGGCATCACAACAGAACATTGCCGCTGATTTCGGCCAGGTTTCCGCGATGCTTTCTGGCTTGTCACCAGAGCAACTTCAATCCGTAATGAATCAACTTGCCAACGGAACACTCCTAAATACATTTGGACACACTGGCGCGCGGGGGCATGGCACTGGAGTACTAGGTGGGCTTGGTTCTTTTTCGTATATGCACCTTAATACGCAGACTAGTCCCTTCTTTGACATGCTCAGTGATGACCAGAAGACCATGTATCTCGGAATTCAGGACGCGGTCAAGGCTGGGTTCGGGGCAAACCCAGACTGGTACGCGGATGCGCCTGTCTGGTACAACCAAAATCCATCATGGTTCGATCCCTCTGATGGAACCGTTCCCGATACCAGGACGCCCCGCGGCGACACAACCACCCAGCGTCTTGGGCGAACCTTGAGCCGCCACAACTACTTCAACTCAATGCTTTCTGGCAAGCGTTCGATTACATCGGCCTTCCGCACAACGAATCTTGGCTCAATTAACTCTGACCACATCACGGGCCGCGCATACGACCTAGTCGGTCAGAATCTTGGCCAGTACGCGAGTCTTGTAAATAACTCCGGTGGATTCGCGGAGTTCCACGGTCGCGGCGGTGGCCGTCACCTTCATGTCGTTCCTGGCGAAACACCCATGGGTGACATGTCGATGCCGGCGATTAGGCCAATGTCGACACCATCGGCGTCGAGTAATGTCTACAACTATTCGGTCAATGTCAATGGCGCGAATGCAGACGCCAATGAAATCGCCTCCAAGGTAATGGATCGAATCCAGCGCCTCGATCAGAACCGCCGCGAAAGGAGATAGTCATGTCAACTTCAGACCTTCGGTCACTGCGGTTCACCATTAAAAACACCAGCGATAGGCGAGCCCTTTCTGTGGGTCAAATCTCTGGCGCTGTGGCAGTTCAGTCCCAGAACATCACCGCGAAAATGGTTCTGAATCTTTCAACTATTCAGGACCAGCCGTACGAGTTCTTTTTCCCCTATGCGCCGATTGATGTTCAATACTCCAACATGGCCGCTGAATGGACGGAAATCAACCGCCCTGGGCGCACCCCATTAATTGACTACTCACAAAGCAAGTTGCTCGACGTTTCATTCAACTTTTTGGTTGCTCGGCCTGGGGACGGAATCACATACAGCGTCGACGATGACTTAGTAACACTGAGATACATGGCATCCTCGAAGCGAACCGTCAGTGTTTTTGGCATGGATGGAATGCTGACCAATCCATTCCAGATTCCCGGCCAGCCAAGCAGGACATCTAGCGGTTTCTTTTTCCACATTACAGACTTCACGGTTCGCTCAGTCCGACGAAATAAGGACAATCAAATTACAGCGGCGGAGTGCTCGATCACTTTGCGTGAAGTGAATAACCCGGATATTGGGGTCGTGCGCTTTCCTGCAATCACGTATCCGCGGCAGGTGCCGCCAGTTAAAAAGAAAAGTCCGCCCCCCGATACCCACAAGGAATTGACCACAAATCAAAGAATTGCTTTAGACCAAGCCGTCGAACAAGGCATAACTGTGCTTATTCCCATACCTGCATCTGGATGACCCGTGATGATCGATTCATCATTAATTACCATCAATGACCTGACCACAAAACAGGTCGGCCAAATTGCCGAATACATCACAGACTTTTCTGTGAGTTACCGCATCGACGGCGCAAGCGAAATCTCATTTAGTGTTATCGATCCAGATTTCTCCATGATGAAGGGCAACTACTTTCAAATTCGTCGCAATCTGGTATACCGCAACATGCCATTTGAAATTGCGGCAGTCGAGGTGGGTCGTGGCCCGGGGTCGTCGCCCCAGATTAATATTCAGGCTCGATCCACATTCATCCAGTTGATGAAACGCGACAAGCAGCCCAGGGCCATCGGTGGCGCCTCGGCCTATGACTTTGCCCGGCTCACGGCCAATCGCTTCTTCCTGAAGTTCTACGGACAGTCAAATCCCACCGTTCAGTCCTCCTTCCAGGTCTCTAGCGGCAACAACGACGAATCCGTCTGGGACGTACTGGGTAGGGCGGCTGCATCACTTCAGTATGCGCTGTTCGAAAGCGACGGTTCGCTATTTTTTGCGTCTCAGGCGTTTTTGCTTGGCAAGATCGGCATCGACACTGATCCGTCAAATATCTTTACAGCCGAGGGATCGATCACTGCATTCGGCATCAACAACCTTCAATACATTCCAATCACCTATCCGACCCCGTCCACTGACTCTCGATTTGTTTGTCTTGACATGCCACGTATTCGTCGATCAGAGAATGACCCTCTTGAGGGGTCGGGCAGTGTTGTCCTTGACAGAACAAATGCGGTCAATATCCGGCCGGGAATGACGATTGGACTTAAGGGCTTGCCAAATTTTGATGGGCTGTATTTGGTTACTGCCGTCGAGTTCATGGAAGGCGTACCAGACCCGGTTAATGTCACCTTCCAAACTGCAGTGGTCCCTGACCCCAAGAAGGTGAACTGATGAACCTGATTTCCTATAGCAAGGCCTCATCAGTCCCCGTCCAGGGCGGCGGCGTTTACATCGGCATTGTCGTTCGGGTAGACGGGAATGCCTGCTACGTGCAGTTGCCGCGGCTCAGCGGTGAAGCGGCCTATGGCCCATGCCCGACCTTTTTCGGGGCAAATGGGCTGGCTGCCGGCGACACCGTGTTCTGCGCCTTTATTGGCCACTTATCGGACCAATTGGTGGTTCTGTCAAGCACGACGAACAAAATGCCTCGCGGCCTCATGACTGAGGTGGAGGCATCTACTACCGACACATCTGTCACCGCTGAAGAGGTGGCGCTGACGGCCACATGGACAGCCGAAGCCAGCCGAATTTATCGAATCGTCTACATCGAACCCGCGTTGTCTGGCACGTCGGCGGCAACCGCTACATTACGGCTTCGGCAGACCAACCTCGCCGGCACCATTCTGAACTCGTCGACCACCGCCATTGCGTCGACGCTACCATCATCCCTTGGGCGAGTTGAGTCGATCGCCCAGATAAGCGCAGGATCGCAAACGGTCGTTGCCACTCTCCAGTTTTCAGCCGGTACTGGCACCGCAACTCGATCCGGAACCGGGCTCGCCATGCTTTACGTCGAGGATATCGGGGCAGCATGAGAAACGATAAATTCTATATTCTCTCTGTGGGCGCAAGTATTGATTTACAATGGTACGAATAAAGGAATTGACATGGATGCCCTAAAACTGCCGCTAAAATTTGTTGAGGGTTCTGCTGATGTTTGGGCAGATCAGTCTGACCAATATTATGCACATCTATTATTTTGCTTTGCCTCAACTCGTCGCGGCGAATTGGTGCTGATGCCCCAGGTGGGCGTTGGCGATATTCCCTTCGACGTCAAGTCGATTGAAAGCCTTTCATACAACGTCGCTCAGTTCATCCCCGAAATTGATATTGCCGATATTGAGGCTTATGCGAGCGATAGCGGGCAGACAGAAATCAAACTGAGTTTTCTAAAGAGAGATTGACATGGCCTCACCAGACTTCCGAGAGTACGTAGACCTAACCATCTACGACAAGCAGCCCGGCGACCTGTACACAGAGGCCGTCGACTATGCATCCACGGCGCTCCCTGAGTTTTCTCCTCGTACCGGAACAGTGGAAGATGCCCTCCTGCAGGCAACGTCCTATGTTGGTGGGCAACTCATTGCAGCCATCAACCGACTCCCCGATGGCCTGATGGACGGGATCATGGGCCTTTTTGGCCTAGTTCGCAAAGAGGCTTCGTTCGCCACCGGCACAGTAATTTTCACTGCTGTCGACAATGCCGGCGCAAATATCCCATCCGGAACTCAGGTTGGCCACATCGAGACCACAACATCTGGAACGATTCTTCATGTGTTCGAAACGATTGAACCAGGAACCATCACTGCTGGCAGCACCATCTCAAGCCAAATTGATATTCGAGCAGTAAGCACCGGCACCGTGCCATCCCTGGTTGTTGATGATCCCCTTATTATCTTAACACAGACAAATCGCCTACTGTCCGCGAAGATTGGGGCTGACGTTACTCAGGGACTTTCCGCCGAGAGCGATGCGGAATACTTCACCCGTGGAGCCACATTCCTTTCTGGACTAACTCAGGGCCTCGTAACCGCTACGCAGATCAAGAACAGAGTCCTGTCGTTGCTTGCTGGAACAAGCACCCCGGACACAGACTTCACCGCGGTGACCACCTCGACTGGCTGGCGGTGCAATGTGTATGACTTGACTGATCTCAGCACCATTGAGCCGACCGGCAACTTTGTCCGGTCCAGCGGAACTGTAACTGTAACCGTGCCAAGTGGTCATGGTATTGGCGTCAATGACGAGATTCAGGTATTCACTCCCGGCGCGGGCTCGGCATTTGATGGCTATTTCAGTGTAACTGCATCGAACGCCACCAACATTTCTTGGGCTTCGGCCGGGACCAATGCTTCTGCTACGGCCGAGAACTCGTTCATTTACCATCTTGACGGGATGGACACAGCCGCCGCCGATGCTCAAGGAAATGCTACCATTGTCATTTGTGACGAACATGGCGACTCGCTCACTACGGCTGACAGCACCGTAATCGTTAATGATGTATCAGACAGGACAATCGCCGGCCTGACAATTAACTACATGCCAGCCATGGTTGTGAACATCTCATGCTCCATCGACATTGTGGTGAAAGCCGGCTATTCAAGTTTTGAAGTTCTCGACGCCGTTGAGGAATACATTGATAGTGTTGTGTCTCCGGCGAACTGGGATTGGGCTAGCGAGGTTAAGGCAAACCTGATTATTGCCCGCGTAGCCCAGGTGGAGGGCGTCGACTACGTCGATTCGGTCACGTTTGATTCACCAACATCCGCTATTGCTAGCCTTTCTGGTGGCGACATTGTTTTCCCCTACAAGGGCACCCTGCCGCTCCTAACAGCCACCGTTGGTGAGGCCTAAAGTATGGCCGTCACCACCAATGTCCTGAGCGGTAGCAACGCAACCTTTATGGTTGGCGGCGTATCTGGTGGTCTTTCTGCCGGCGATTGGTCCGCCACCACTGGCACGATCACGCCATCAATGGCTTATGTTCGAAATTATGAATATGATTCGCTGTTCGTGCAGCCAAGCGCTAACTCATTTGAGTTTGAACTTGCTGATGTAGAAGTTCCTGGCGATAGTTTCGAGTACGAATTCCACGCATGGGTGTTGGTGCCTGGGACATCTCCAGTGGGCGGGGAGACAAGCATTCAGATTGATGTCGGAATTGAATCAGCAGTAAATGTTGACATGACTCCAACTGCCATGTCGCGCCTTAACGGCGTTGTCACTGCGACAGTCGACACTTCCAATATCCGCGCGGATGAATACATCACAGTTACGGGTTGCTCAGCAAGTTTTAACGGCTCGTTTAGAATTACCCGTGTTTTCCAAAACACCATTTCTTGGGCCGACAGTGGCGCAGATGAAACAAGCGCAACGCTTGGCAGTATTTCTGTTTATGCGCCGGACAAAACAAATCGAGCCAGCATTACGGCTGACCCCAAAAACTGGACGCTGATTCGCTCAAACCGTCTTTTCTTGCGAAACGATGGTTTGTCTAAATCATTGACGATAACCATCTCAGGCACTGGGGCGAACTTCTCTTTTTACATGACTCGACCTACCCTGGTTGCTAGCAATGCCTGGCTGAATAATCGCTTTGTACTTCGGACGATGAACGTGTTGCCCGAGTACATTCTTGACGCTGACGAAAAGGCTGTCGAGCCAGGGGAATTACCTGACTACCCGTTTGCCCGGTACATGGATGTCGCCCTGTCGGGACACAACGACGTTCTTGCTGACTTCTTCCAGTTCGCGTACACAGATACCGAAGATGGCAAAGACCCTGCAGATGAAGAAACACTCAGTCAACTTGTCGATCCAACTGCAGTCAGGACTGGGTATTTCCCATGGCTGCTTTCAATTACCGGAAATGACTTTTCGAACCCAGGCCTAACATCGACCCCATGGGGTAATTTGCCATCTAGTTGGCTCTCCTTGATGACGACGATTGATGCTGCCTCAACTACGGCATCCCCATCCGACCTTACTCGTGCTTCGGGAACAGTTACGGCAACGGTCACTTCGTCAACTGGATTCGCCACAAATGACTATGTCGTGGTGTCTGGGGCGACGCCATCTTCCTTCAACGGCACATTCAGGGTAACAGGAACTAGCGGCACAACGATTACCTGGAATCAGGCTGGCAGCAATGAGTCGACAACGGTTGACGGCCTGATAACACTCGTCGATACTGAGTGGGGCGAAATCGTCGACTACGCGCCAGACCTCCTGGGGCTAATCGCCTATCTTCGGTGGATTGCTCAATACGGTGCATTCGGGAACTGGGCTGGCACCAAGCGCGGGCTCGACGATGCCATCCAGCAAAACCTCATTAATGACAAGGTATTTAGCCTTACCTATGCGTACGGCGGCGATCCATGGGCTATTCGCATTAGTAGTGATACGGCAGACACCCAGGGGGGAGTTATTGGTAATTCTAACCAAGGGCTACTAGATGCTGTAGAATTGTCTCGGCCCTGTGGTTTTGTCCTTAGCCACATCTGCACATAGTAGGAACCAATAATGGCTATTACAACCACAACTAGATTTGGTATCTACCGGTGGAGTTCGGATGCTGATGCATTCACTCGAACCCAGATGGACACCAGCCATGAGTACATCGAGGAGTACGCAGGCAAAATGATCCGCGGCGCTGGTGCGCCATCAGCAGTTGGTGCTGAGTACAAAAACACCATTTACCTCAACACGACCAATAACAAACTGTATTACTACTCCGCAACGGACGGTTCTGGCTCGTGGCAAATCCTTGAGACGGCAGTTGTTCAGAACTCACTAGCCGACGCCAAGGGCGACATGATTGTCGCAAGCGCCAATGACACCTGGGCAAAACTCAGCGTTGGAACCCAGGGCACAATCCTTACAGTTGGCGCTTCGGCCACCGTTGGGTGGGCGACCCCCGCTATTCAAACTCCCGCTGGAACCATCAGCGCAACGATCGCTGCATCTGCACCATCAGGCTGGCTATTCCTTGAGGGTCAGGCAATCGCCAATGCCGAGGCAAGTTACCCCGGCCTGTGGGCCGTTGCTCCGTCTGCCTGGAAGGTATCGACAACCTTAAACCTTCCGGACTGGCGCGGCTACTACATGGCCTCCTACAAGGCGGCCAGCCCTCTGTTTGGAACCCTGGGAGGCACCGTTGCTGGTGGCACAACGATCGGCTCTGCCAATCTTCCCACCCACACACATGCGATTGACCACTCGCACAGTGCTGGAACCACAGTTGCTGGGGATGTATCGCACACTCACACGATCAACCATGGCCACAGCCAGGGAACCACCAGCAATAACAGCGTGTCGCACACTCACACGATCAACCATGGCCACACCGTAAATAGCAACAGCGGACTTAGTGTTAGCGCTGGTTTTCACGCCCACAAGATTTTCCAGGGTGACGCTATTGACGGGTTGGGATTTGTCCGTCGTCTTACGAATTATTCCTCGCAGTATGTCGTCCCATTTGACAATGACAACAATGGCATTGGGGACGGAATCTTTACCAATCATACGGGTATGGCTGTCGACTTCGTGACCGACACATCGCTACATCACGGCCACCAGCATTCAGTTACGATCGATTCTCACTCCGGATCAAGCGGAAACAACAGCGCTGCCCACACTCACACCATCGATGTGCCGGCAGGGGGCGGAAACAGCGGAGCAATGTCCGCTAACTCCAACACCCACACTCACTCTTTCACCACCCCAGCATTCACCGGAACTTCTGGTAATGGTGGATTTGCCAATAACCCATACGTCATGCCGGCCGGCGTTATCAACTGGATAATCAAGGCACACTAAGGACCGATATGGGAGCGGAAATTGTTTACGCAACACTTGCATCGGTTGTTGCAGCAGTTTTGTCCGCCTTCGTCGCCCTTCGATCCAAGCGCTCGGATGTTGTGATGGCCGCCTCAGCAAATAACTCAATGGAAATCCAGCATATTTTTGATGGCTATGCCAGGATTGTTGAAGACCTCCAGCACGAGGTTTCGCGGTTGCAGGCCGAATTAGAAATTGTCCGCGCGGAACAGAAGGAATGCGACCACCATCGCTTTATGCTGGCTGACGAGGTTGTTGAACTGAAGCGGCGCATTGTGCTGCTGGAGGGTGGCATCGATGAGCAGTGAGTACGAGCAGTTTGAGGAATTAATCAAGCAAATTATTCCGGATAAATTGATTACGAATTTCATCCTGATTGCTGAAATAGTTGATGGGGAAGACGAAGAACTGTCTGTTAATGTCAGCAATGGCATGACCCCATGGCTTGCCCTCGGCATGGTGCGCTACGCAGAAGCCATGATCCGTAGCAGAGAAAACGAATTGTCAGACGAAGAGGATGACTGAAATGAAGAGCAAGCAGATTGTTGATCAGGTCACCAAGGGTGGCGTTGTTGGCTTGGGTGCGTGGATCGCCCTCGAAGCCGGCGTCGACCAGGGGCTTGTTGCCGTATTGATCCCCGTCGCCACTGCCGTGTTGGCATGGGCGTCGTCCAAGTTTGGCGACAAGGCGATTGCATCCTTCTTCGGCTCGGCGCCGGTTAAGGAAGTAATCCGCGAGGTAGTCAAGGTCATCGAGAAGCAGGTGCCCGCGTCGGAAGACGAGACTCCTGCCAAGAAGGCTCCCGCCAAGCGCGGACGCCCCAAGAAGACCTCCTAAGTTCCCGCTACCTTGGGCGGTAAGAGCCAGGCGAAAGCCTGGCTTTTGCCGCTTTGGCCTACGGCTCTATCCCTGCGCTGTACAATATGCTGGGCGAATGGAGACCTAAGTGATTGCTGGCGTACATAATTTCACCATCGACCAGGGCGCGACGTGGAACCGCACAGTCGAATTTCAAAATCCTGACGAAACTCCATACAACCTGACGGGCTATACCGCCCGCATGCAGATTCGCCGTGAGACAACTTCATCGACCGTCCTGATGTCTCTGACCACGGAGAACGGTCGGATCACACTTGGCGGAGCCCTGGGGACAATCGCCCTGAGTTTGACAGACGAGTTGACCGCCACGATTCCCTACGATGGCGTTTATGACCTTGAAATTGTTTCAGGGTCGGGCGAAGTTTATCGAGTCATCAAGGGCACTATCCGACTAAACCCGGAGGTCACCCGGTGACAGACACCAATATTGTTGTTGTCAGCGCCGAGGAACCGAACCGAGTTCTCGTCCCGATCGAGGACCCGAACACGGTCATTGTTACCGAAACATTCAACAGGGTTGTTGTATCGGCTGCCGGCGCTCAGGGCGTTCAGGGGTATTCGCTTATTTCCGGGGAGGGGGCTCCAGGGGCGGGCGATGGCTCGGTCAATGATATTTACGTAGATATTGATACAGGTTCTTTCTATGGACCCAAGACCGAGGCTGGCTGGCCGGCTTCCCCGTTCTACACGCCCGGGCAAACTGTTCGCCACATCCATACCCAGGCCGCCGTTTCAGCAACGTGGACAATTAACCACGCCTTGGGCGGATACCCCAGCGTAACCGTCGTCGATACTGCATCTACGGTTGTTCATGGTGAAGTATCATATATAAGCACAACGCAGGTACAAGTCGATTTTTCGGCACCTTTTTCCGGGTTTGCTTACCTCACGTAAGGGACAAGATCAATGGCACAGAGATTTCTAACAAATGTTGATCTGACGCAGAACCAGATCATCAATGCCAAATTTGAGGTTGTGGGGTCTGACCCTGGCAGCAACAACTTCGAAGGTCGGATGATCTATAACAGTACCGAGGACGTCATCAAGGTCTACTCGGGCTCAGCCTGGCGTAAGATGATCCATGCGGTCTCGTCGAGCACCACTGCCCTTGTGTCTTCTGAATCCAATGGAACTGTCAGCCTTTCCATTGCCGACGTAGTTGCTGGTGCCGCGCACGGTTTAATGACCGGCGCCGATAAGTCCAAGTTGGACAACGCTACTTCCAGCAACACCAACTTGACACTGGCTCTTCGTGACGCAAGCGGTCGGCTCCAGGTTTCTGCTCCATCTGCAGACCTCGACGCCGCGAACAAGGCTTACGTCGACGCTGCCCGCTCTGGTCTTGACGTTAAGCAGTCTGTGCGCGTCGCCACTACTGCCCCCCAGACGCTTGCTTCTGACTTTGAAAACGGCGACGTTATTGATGGCGTCACGCTTGTCACTGGTGACCGTATCCTTATCAAAAATCAGTCAACTGGAAGCGAAAACGGAATTTACGTTGTTGCTGTCAGTGGCGCACCGACGCGCGCGACAGATGCCGATTCCAATACCGAAGTCACTTCCGGCATGTTTACCTTCGTTGAGGAGGGTACGGTAAACGCCGATTCCGGCTTTGTTCTGACGACCAATAGTCCAATTACCCTGGATAGCACGGCACTTACTTTCGTACAGTTCTCGGGCGCGGGTCAAATTACCGCTGGCGACGGTCTTACAAAGACCGGCAACACGCTCGACGTCGGCGGCACCGCCAACCGCATCACGGTCAACGCAGACACGGTAGACATCGCGTCGACCTATGTCGGTCAGAGCAGCATCACTACGCTCGGAACGATCACTACAGGTGTCTGGAACGGCACCGATGTCGCCGTGGCCGACGGCGGTACCGGCGCCTCGACCGCATCCGATGCTCGGGCAAACCTGGCAGCAACCGCAGGTCATGCTCTAGACGCTGAACCAGTCTTGGCTCGCGTGGGCCACAAGGTGATTGGGGATGGCTCAAATACATCCTTTACAATTACGCACAACTTCGGCACTCGTGATGTCATCGTTCAGGTATACGACGTCAATGCGTCGCCCACTTACGAAACAGTACATGTTGATGTGGTCCGCACAAATACCAACACAGTTACTGTGAGTTTTGCATCCGCGCCAGCAAATAACTCGTATAGAGTCGTAATCACTGGCTAACACAAGACCTTGCGGGGTCCCATACTTTGAGTTGAGGCTCAATTGGCTAATAAGTTTTTCTCATCTATTAAAGCGCGGTTTTTCACAACCGTCGCTGATACTGCCGTCGATGTCGGCGTAAAAGATGATGCCAATGCACGCCTCGCCATTGATGCTGGCGGCAAGATTTCCTGGGGCGATGGCACCAACTCGGCGGACACCAACCTGTATCGTGATTCGTCCAACACACTAAAGACCGACGACACATTTAAAGCGCCGGCAGTTTTTATCGACGGCATTGAGGTCGACACCACGGGCGCATCCAGCAATCAGGCGCTCGTCTTTAATGGCACTAAGTTTGCGCCGGCAACAGCCGCAGGCCCCCAGGGAGCACAAGGTTCGCAAGGTGCACAGGGGGCGACTGGATCACAGGGCGCTACGGGCTCACAAGGACCACAAGGAGACGTAGGACCACAGGGGGCAACTGGTGCACAAGGGGCCATCGGAGCGCAGGGTGCTACCGGCGCCGCAGGCGCGACCGGTCCTCAGGGCGATGTGGGTGCTACGGGCGCTCAGGGCCCTCAGGGAGCCACCGGAGCACAGGGTGCCACCGGAGCACAGGGAGCAACAGGGCCACAAGGCTCAACTGGTGCCACTGGTGCTCAAGGACCGCAAGGGGCAACTGGGCCACAAGGAGACGCAGGACCACAGGGGGCAACTGGTCCCCAGGGTCCTCAGGGGGCACAGGGAGCAACCGGTCCTCAGGGCGCACAGGGTGCTCAGGGCCCTCAGGGCTCTCAGGGACCTCAGGGTTCTACTGGTCCACAAGGAGCAACTGGTCCCCAAGGGGATACAGGACCTCAGGGTCCTCAAGGAACACAGGGGGCGACAGGACCGCAGGGGGGTGCTGGTCCACAAGGCTCTACGGGCGCTACGGGTGCACAGGGAGCAACCGGTCCTCAGGGCGCTACGGGGGCACAGGGTTCACAGGGAGCAACCGGCGCACAAGGCGACATCGGACCTCAGGGCGCTACCGGCGCTCAAGGAGCAACTGGTCCACAAGGAAATCCCGGCGCACAAGGAGCAACTGGTCCTCAGGGAGATGCTGGCCCTCAGGGGGCCACCGGAGCACAAGGCTCAACTGGAGCACAGGGGGCAACAGGCTCACAGGGTCCACAGGGTGCTCAGGGCAACTTTGGCGGAATTACATTTGACTACACCTTTGATTCAAATACCGCACAAACTGACCCCGGTGCAGGAAAACTAAAGTTTAATAATTCACCCCTTGATACATCGACTGAACTAATTATTGATGATGTTGATGACAACTCAACGGACATTCAGTCATACCTAAGGACAATTGATGACTCTACGAGCACAATTAAGGGTCACTTCCGTGTTTCTAAAAAAGGTGATTCGTCGGCA